AAATAAAATGCAGGCTATCATGTATGAGGATTCGCTTTATACGAGAACCTCGCACTATTCCTACGAGATTATCAATAACAATTTAAGGCTCTACCCGGATCCTAGTTACTGGGATTTTGGGGACTTAGATCGAATCTGGTTTAGATTTTATGTAGATACAAACGCATGGGAAGATGATGATAGTTATGAGAGTGGCGTGGATGGCATTAATAACGTCAATACGCTTCCATTTGACAATATTCCGTATGAGAATATCAATTCTATAGGAAAACAGTGGATACGTAAGTATTGCTTGGCGCTGTGCAAGGAAATGTTAGGACAGATCAGAGGCAAATTCACAACAATCCCCATTCCCGGCGAAACGGTGACCTTGAATCATTCAGAGTTATTAGGGCAAGCTAAAGAAGAGCAAACTACTTTAAGAGACAAATTAATAGAAACTCTAAAGGAGATGGAATACACCGAACTAGTTAAGCGAGATAGTGAAAGGTCAGAGGCTGCAGCTACCACGTTGAAAAACTCTCCGTTACCGATTTTTGTGGGGTGATGAACGATGTCAAATGAATGGAAAAGACCACAGCTGCCGCCCCCTTTGTTTTTGGGCGAGAAAGAAAGAGATCTTGTTAAGCAAGTCAATGACGAGTTAATTGAAAAAGTAATTGGCCAACAAATCCTTTATTATCCCATTGATCTCAAAAGAACAAATTTTCATGAAATGTATGGAGAAGCCGTTAAGAAAACCTTTCTGTCACCCATCAGAATTTATGCGTTGGTCGAATTTACAAGGTTTGAAACAGAATATATGGCCGGCGCTGGAGTTGACAAAGTATGGGAAATTAATATTCATTTCCATAAAAGGCGCCTTGAAGAAGATCAAGACATGTATGTGCGCGAGGGTGATTTCGTCTTGTACGGAGATAGTTATTATGAGATAGTCAAACTATCTTACGATAAGCAACTATTCGGACAAATCAACAATATTTTTGAAATATCTGCTATTTGTAAGAGGGCGCGGAAGGGACTATTCGATGCTACCTAAAAACTTTGATTTTGCAATGCTGCCAAATGGCGAAGATGCGGTGACCCTAAAAGAAATAGGGATGTTGGAGTCGACTATAGAAAATATAGATTATGCTATCATGTCTTGGGTTAAAGAAGATTTAATGATAAGTACCACCACCAACGAGGGATTTACCAAGACGCCGGTTTTATGGCAAGTCCCGGAAAGATCTTTTCAAGTTAAACATGAAAAATCCCTAAGAGACCTCGACGGAGCCCTCAAATTACCCTTAATCAGCGTGGAGCGCACCGGCATCGTCAAAGATCCGAACAGAAAAGGTTCATTCCAGGCCAATTTATATTCTGATGAAAAAGACGGCAGAAGTGGCCGGATGGTGATTGCCAAAAAGATTGTTCAGGATAAGACAAGGAATTTTGCGGTGGCTGCCGGGACCCGAGGAGATGTGACAGGAGAGACAAAGCAACTGTATTACCCGAGAGTGAACCAAAAAGTAGTCATTAAGATGCTTTCTATCCCTATTCCTGTTTATGTAAATATCGACTACAAGATAACCTTGAAATCAGAATATCAACAGCAAATGAACACAATGCTAGCGCCTTTTATCGGGAGAACGGGACAAATTAATGCGTTTACCATGAGAAGAAATGGTCATTTATATGAAGGATTTATCGACCAGGGCTTTACTCATTCCAACAATGTTAACGATCTTGGGGAAGATATGAGAATGTATAGTTCCGAGATTACAATTAAAGTATTGGGCTACCTCATTGGGGAAGGCAAAAGCGATGATCGACCGATAGTTCGCATACATGAAAACGTCGTTGAGATAACTTTTCCTAACGAAGAAACAGTTCCTGAAGGAAATGAGACTTTTTTTCTTTAGGTCAGGAACTCCTTTTCAACTTGAAAATACTATTTAATTAACGATTGCACTACATTTATGCACAATTCGATAAGAGGAACACAGTATGTCAGTGAAAAGTTTTAAATTTGTATCCCCTGGGGTGTTTATCAATGAAATTGATAACTCTTTCATTCCCGCAGAAGCAGACGTCATCGGGCCCGTTGTAATTGGTCGCTCAACTCGCGGGCTAGCAATGCAACCGATAAAAGTTCAATCTTACTCAGAATTTGTTGAAATGTTTGGGGATACAGTGCCCGGCTTCGCCGGCGGAGATATTTACCGCAATGGGAACTTTCAATCTCCCATGTATGGAACATTTGCTGCAAAAGCGTTCTTAGATGCGAATGTCGCCCCTCTTACATATGTCCGGCTCCTCGGACAACAGGACGCCAATCCCGACTCTACCGTCGATGCCAAGGCCGGCTGGAAAACCACGAACACTATTACCGCAGTCCCTGCCACAAACGGTGGATCCTACGGCCTTTGGCTATTTACATCATCGTCAACAGATTCCAAGCGCCTCGATCTTGGTACCGGCAGCCTTGCTGCTATATTTTATGTGGATGACGGCGAGATATACCTAAGCGGAAACGTTTACGGAGGCGGCTGCCGCGGCCCGAACACGAGCGAAACATCCACCCAGAGCGCAACGACGGGCGCAAACAACGTTATGATCGGTGTGGATTCCGATAATCTATATACGGTTGTCATTAGCGGATCCTCCGGAAAGAAAGAGAAAATTAGATTTAATTTTGATGACACAAGCGCCAACTTCATTCGCAAAAAGTTCAACACGAACCCACAGATGATAAGTGGTGCGACATTTTATGGCAATACTGTTTTGTCGGCAAAGTCGTATTGGCTTGGCGAGTCATATGAACAAGAACTGAGAGACAGAAGTTTCCTATCTAAGTCTATCGGTGTTATGATGTCAGTTTCAAAAGGTGCTGACACCGGTCCGATGGATATGAAGTCTCAAGCCTCCAAAGAGGCGGTCGCTGGCTGGTTTATTGGTCAAGATTTGGGTCTCGCTTCGAATTATACTTCGTTTGAACAAACAAAACTATTCCGCTTAATCGGCCGAGGTCATGGCGAGTGGTTAAACAGAAACTGCAAAGTTTCAATTGCAAATGTTAAAAATTCCACATCAACTACAACCGATTACGGCACGTTCTCCATTTTGATTCGTAGTCTTCACGACACTGATAATAACGTGCAGGTAATGGAAAGATTTGACAACCTCAACCTCGATCCTACGTCGCCCAACTATATTGCGCGCGTAATTGGCGATAAATATACTTCGTGGGATACAACCGAAAAACGGCTAAGGACATACGGAGAATATAACAACAACTCAAAGTTTGTGTATGTCGAGATGAACGACGAGGTAGAAGCCGGCGGCACAGACCCAGTGCTTCTGCCATTCGGCTATTTTGGACCCCCTCGTTTTAGAGCGGCTTATAACCTATGTGGCACTGGGTCTGTGAGTTTTGCACCGGGGTCCGGCGGCGGCTCGCATCCGAGCACTCAACAAAGCACGCTTTCAAATTTCTTCGTAACTGGCGGAGCAGGAATTGTTGCAGCCGGCGGGGTCGGCACGGCTGGTGGGGAACCACCACGGGGGTCGACCGAGGCATACATGTCCGGCGGAATCGCCATGGCAGCCACGAAGACGCACTACGACACCGGATTCTGTACCGGCTCGTTAGTATTCCCTGCTGTCAGACTTCGCAACTCTGCATCTGATGGTGGGCTAGCCAATTCGTCAGACGCATATTTTGGAATGCAGACTACCCGTACGGCTACCAGCACGACTTCGGATCCCAGCATCGCTGATTTCCATAGACTGCTTTACACGGGCTATAATGCCGGCGGCGGGCAGAACGCAACCAATCCCCATAGCGTGGCTGGTGTGGAAGATTATGCATATGTCTTCTCTCTAGATGATATTGTTTTGAAAACTGCTGGTGGAACTGACTTTTTCTATCAGTCCGGTTCTAGACTGTTAGAAACTGCTTATTCATCTGCCTCTTATACGGACTTGTTGGATGCTCAAATTAATAGTTTCACCGCCCCGTTCTTCGGCGGTTTCGACGGATTTGATATCAAAAAGCCAGATCCAATGTACAACACCGGCATGGGCTCAACGGACGCAGCTAGCTATCGTTACTACACTTGGAAGCGGGCAATAGATACTGTTGCAGACCCAGAATTCTTAGATATGAACTTATTGGCAGCACCTGGCCTAACCAACACCGGTTTGACCACGCACATGGTCAGAGTTGGCGAAGATCGCGCAGACGCCCTTGCTCTCATTGACCTACCAAGTGTGTATGTGCCTCCCCATGAGTCATATCAGACAAGCAAGGATAAGCGACTTCAAAGTACGCCTCAAAATGCTGCCAACGCCCTTCGGGACCGGATAATCGACTCAAGTTATGGCGCAACATTCTATCCATGGGTACAAACCCGCGATGACTCGGGCGCAATGCTTTGGGTCCCGCCGTCTGTCGCCATGATGGGGGTTCTAGCTTCTTCAGAGGCAGCTTCCCAGATTTGGTTTGCTCCCGCTGGTTTCAACCGCGGTGGCCTTTCAGAAGGTGCTGCGGGAATTCCCGTTGTGGGCGTCACACAGCGTCTTACTTCGAAAGAGCGCGACACCCTTTACGAAGCTAACATTAACCCCATTGCTTCTTTCCCCTCCACGGGAATAGTTGTCTTTGGTCAGAAGACGCTTCAAGAGCGTCAGTCTGCGCTTGATAGAATCAACGTGCGAAGGCTTGTGATTTACTTGAAAAAGCAAATCTCCATCCTTTCTACGCAGATTCTCTTTGAACAGAACGTTCAAGCAACATGGAATAGGTTCACAGCACTCGTTGAGCCCTTCCTTGCCAACGTTAAGGTGAACTACGGTATTACAGATTATCGTCTGATTCTTGATGAGTCTACTACTACTGCAGACCTTATCGATCAGAACGTTTTGTATGCAAAGATTATGATTAAGCCAGCCCGCGCCATTGAATACATTGCCATCGACTTTGTTATCATGTCAACGGGAGCTTCGTTTGATGATTAAAGATGCGAGGGATTTTTCCCTCACCACACTATTTAAAAATAGAATATAGGAGTTTCAACACATGGCATTCTGGTCAACAAATTTCGGTGAGGGCACCGAGCTAAAAGATCCCAAGAGGCAATTTAGGTTTTATGTGGAGTTTCAAGGAATTAACGCCCCACAAGGAGGCGCTGTGCTTTGGTACGCCAAGACGGCCGCCAAGCCAAGTTTTCAGGTTGCCTCAACAGAACACAAGTATTTAAATCATACGTTCTTTTATCCAGGCTCTGTAACGTGGCAGGATGTTACCGTTACCCTTGTTGATCCGGTTGATCCCGATATGGCGGCGACTTTGGCCGATATTTTAGTTCAGTCGGGATATTCTCCTCCCACTGATGCAACTACTGATAGCATGGGCACTATTTCCAAGGCCAAGGCAGCAAATGCTTTGGGTACCGTTACCATCACACAGATTGATTCAAATGGGGATTCCTTAGAAAAGTGGACTCTGTGGAACTCATTCATTACTGATGTAAAGTTTGGAGATTCATTAGCCTATGGCACTGATGATTTAACAGAAATGTCTGTTACTCTTAAGTACGACTGGGCGAGAATCGAGACCTTCAACGACGGGTCGGTTCTTGTTGCCGGATCCGGCGGAAAAGATTTCTTTACCGTATAATAGATAAAAAAGAGGTGTATATTGTCTAGAAACAGAGACCGCCTAGGTGGCGTTCAACAGCACGACACGAGCCCTCCACCACAAACGACACAAAATGAAGGTGGTGGTGGTTTTTCGTTCGTCGTCCCCACAGAATTTGTGGAATTGCCTTCAAGGGGTCGTTTTTACCCCGAGGGGCATCCTCTCCACGGAGCGGATAGTATCGAAATTCGTCAAATGACGGCGAAAGAAGAAGATTTACTCACGTCGAGAACTCTCCTTAAAAAAGGTATTGCTCTTGATAGAGTAATCAAAAATATTATTGTCGACAGAAGAATAGATCCCGATAGTTTGTTGATTGGCGATAGAAACGCCATTATCGTTAGCACGAGAGTAGCAGGCTACGGAAGCGACTATGAAACAAAAGTCACATGCCCTGCGTGTGCCGAATCACAACAATATTCTTTTGATTTGAACGATGCCGCGATTTATGAAGGCGACAACTTAGACAAATTAGACGTTACTGACAATGGCGATGGCACTTTTGACGTGGAGGTTCCCAGGACCAAAACGACTATAACATTTAAGTTGCTTAGCGGCCGAGATGAAAAGAATTTGTTAAACGGAGTAACGTCTGATCGCAAACGTAAAATCGATGAGCGCGCCGTTACAAGGCAGATTAGCAACATGTTGGTGGCCGTTAATGGAGAAACGCGCCGAGACACGCTCAACTATTTGGCTGACAACATCCCTTCAATGGATTCACGGCACCTGAGATTGGCTTACAAACTTGCAGCACCCAATGTCGATCTTACTCAACTATTCATTTGCGCGGAGTGTGGGGAAGAGCAAGATATGGAGGTGCCGCTCACCGCGGACTTTTTTTGGCCTGACCGATGAATACATGGAGAACGTGTATGAGCAGTTCTTCTTTTTAAAATATTCTGGTGGCTGGTCCTTCTCCGAAGCTTACAGTTTGCCAGTTGGTTTAAGAAAATGGTTTGTCGAGCGGCTCGTAAGACAGATAGAAGAAGAAAACGAAGCAATTGAAAAGGCTAGCGGTTCCAGCGGAAGTCGAACACACACGCTTTCATCGCATAATCAACCAGCGGCTCCTCCGCAAATGATGGGAAGAAAAAGACAGGGCAACCAATAGCCTTGTCTTTTTTTATGGGAAACTATTTAAGTTTAGACGCTTGAGAGGAATATTTTATGGCTGACGATCTTACAGTTAAAAAGATACAAGAAGCGTTCGCTGCAGCACTGAAGGAGGACCGTGCGCAGGCCGCGTCCAAGGAAGGAGCTGCAGCCCGCGGCGGTGTTGCTGCGAGAGATTTCGGCGCGGACCTGCCGGAGCAGGCGGCCCAGCTAGACAAGATGGCGAAAGCTTACAAATCGATGGGGGGCTACCTTGAGCACAATATAGAGCTTCAACAGACTCAGCGCAATTTGGCGCAGGTTAATTTAGAAATAGCAGAGAAGAAACTCCGCGAGCAGCTAAAAGAGGATCCTCTCGATAAGCTCAAAATTGAAAACCTGCAGAAAGCGGTCAAGCTTGCAGAAGACACCTTAGCACTACAGAAACGCGCAGTCAAGG